CCGCTGCTGCTGATTACAAACGTATGACTGGTCTGTCTATTGATGAAGGTGTTAAGAAAACCCTAAATAAATCTAGTATCTTTAATAACATTACCCTATGACTTTAGAGGAAGGATGTTATTCCCTCAAACTAGAGTGTGCTCTACGAGAACTAGGTTTTGTTGATATTGGATGGAAGTGTGTAGCACATGCTGGTATATTTTTCGTTCAGCCAATAGGAATCCCAGATGACCCCGAGGGGGATCTTCTGGGATTTTCTTTATTCATACCTTACAGAAAAAATCGTGAAAGGTATAGATTAGTATCTACTGCTAGAAGAGCATTAGATATTGCTCAGGGAGTCTGAAGAGTATCAACAGCAGCAAGTGCTTTCTGACGAAGATCTTCAGGGAGAGGCACATAACCAAGAGCATCAGATTTTGCCTGGGACTCTTCACTCAGCATGTAACGGAGAGTGGTCTTCACATCCTCATTATTATCTGCTTCAGGATATGCCAGAATCCAGGTCAGTGAAACAATCGGGTAAGCATTAGCACCAGCAGGGTTAGGGTCAGCCCCACGAAGCTGATCGTCAAGTACAATCTTGCTAAGTCCCGCAGCAGAGGTTTCAGCGTCTGCTTTGACGAAGTTTCCTGCCTTATTCTGGAGGGCGACTTGTTGAAACTTTCCACCATTTACATAACCATAATTCAGATAACCAATAGCACCTTCAGTGTTTTTGATGTTACCAGCAACACCAGAGTTACCTTTGCCACCAATACCAACAGGCCACTGAACAGACTTACCAGTTCCTACAGTTTTCTTCCACTCGGGAGAGAACGCTGACAGAGAGTTGGTGAATCCTTTGGTGGTGCCAGAACCATCGGAACGATGGACAGTGACGATCTTCTTATCGGCACAACCGAAAGCAGACCAGTTGGTGATCTTACCAAGGAAGACATCAGCAAGTTCAGTCTGTGTCATCTTGGCATCACAACCAGGATAGTTGTAGGCAGGAACGATGGCACCACCAGTCATGGGAACATGAACCATGGGCAGTTTCTGCTTAGCATCACTCACAGCACCATCAGAGGCACCGAAGTCAACAGTCTTAGCAGTGTACTGACGGACACCAGCACCACTACCGACTGCCTGATAGTTTACTTTGTTGCCAGTCTCAGATGCGAATGCTCCCAACCAGGAATTATAGAGAGGAGCAGGGAATGTAGCACCAGCGCCATTCAGAGTGAATGGTTCAGTAACTTGTGCTTGCTCGGTGGAACCACATGCCACCACCAGGGGTGCTGCCACAACGGCAGCAGCGATTGCTTTAAGTTTCATCAATCAGTACCTCAGAACTTGTACTTGGTGCCGACTTCAACCTTCCAGTCGCGGGTGCTATCTTCTTGGAAGATGTTCTCCCACTTACCATAGGCAGAGAATTTATCAGAGAGTTTGATTTTAGAACCAATCTCCAGAGCAGTGAAAGTTTCAGAATCACCACCATCAGGATAAGTGATACCAACACCACCTTCAATGTACGGTGAGAGTGCGCCCACTTTAGTCTCATACCCGACGCGACCTTGGTGTACTGCTTTACTGTAGTCCTCATCGGTTCCTTTGAATTCGTGTTTGGACTCAACGTAGGGTCCTGCAAGGGCAGGTGCCGCTACCATAGGAAGTGCCAGAGCGGCAAGAGCGATTGCTTTCATTGGAAATTTTTGCTTTGTAATGTGTACGGGTTTGTCGTAACGACTCAATCATATTAACATATGTTGATCTGTGTGTCGTTAAGTGAAAGTTAAGTTCATCTCAAATTAGACAAACCTTTGTATATAGAGTAAATTAACGAAAATTTAACTTTTCGCGTGAGGGCTCACTGAAAAACCCTACAGACAAAAAAATACCCCGAATTTTTTTTCGGGGTTTTTTGTAAACAAAAGTCGATTTTGGTCAGGACTCTTCAGTATTTTTATTGAACCCGAAGGGTCCTGCCATCTTACTTTCAATGCGTTGCTTCATGGCAACACCTGCGAGTGCTTCAATCACCTTGAGAATCTCCTCAGGTTTAGCACCCTCACCTAGTTCTTTAGCAACGTAGAAATACTTGGGGAAGAATTCTTCCCCCGCTTTCTTGTACTCTTCAAGTGTAAGTGATTTCATTCTTCCTCAGCAAGGCGGGCAAAGTAGGACAGGGTGTCATCATCATCGGTGACAGGAGTGGGGGCAGAGGCAGCAGTCGGTTGAAGGTTGTTCAGTTCTTCCTTCATCGCGCTAGGCATAGGACGTGAAGGGGTGTTGAACTTAGGTGCTCCCATGATGTCGGCATCATTGAAACCACCACGACCCTCAGACTCATCCTCCAGAGTCTCACGATCAAACTTCTGCTTCTGACCACGACCCAGAACAACATTCAGACGAGAATTAAGTTCGTCGTAAGACTTGAAGTTCTTAGCATCAGTGAACTCATTCAGAGGATACTCGGACTTCCAAACCTTCTCCAGTTCAGAGTCATCCATATTCTCCAGAGTAGAAGGAGAAGCGAACTCAGACTTGTCGTAGTTCCAGTAACCATCCTTCTTCTGAAGTTTCAGTTTGAAGTTAGCACCCTGCCACAGATCAAAGGGATTGATGGCAACTTCATCTTGGAACTCAGGTTGCATGGCAGTCTGAATCTTGTCGAAGATCTTCTTACCAAACTTGTAAAGGAAGACCTGACCTTCGTTGCTAGGATTGGAAGGATCGCTAACAACATAGATGTTTGCGTAGTAGGAGAGTTTACGCTTCTGTTTACGAGCGACCTCCTTGTCGCTATCAAGACCACTGTTCCACAGAGTACGATTCAGTTCAGAAACAGGATCCTTCTGACCCAAAGTGGTCAGAGAGTTTTCAATATACCATCCACCAGGACCTTGGAAACCGTGGGACCAAACCTTTGCCCAGGGAAGTTCTTCACCTTCAGGAGCAGGCAGGAAACGGATTACAGCATAACCGTTACCAGACTTGTCCATCTCGGGTTTCCACATGCGATCATCGCTGCTACCACCAGTAGCCTGGAGCTTGTCAATCTCCTTAGTCAGACGATCGAAACCAAACTTGGAGCTGTTCTTAAGATCAGCAAAAGACATTTGTATTACCTCGGATTAGTTGTGTGTGTTGTATTCGTTGGATTGCGATGACCCAACTGGATCATCATAACCTATTTAGAGTTCTCCGTCAAGCACTTGCTGGCGGACATTTTCCATGTTGTCACGGAACTTGTCGTAGATGTCCAACATATTAAGACCCTCAGCGTTCATGCCGAGTCTCTTAGCAGCGTCACGGAACTCTTCCTTCAAGCGTAGTGCCATCGGATCGTCAGACAGATTCAGTCTCATGTAGAAGACCTTCTGTCTGTCGATCAAGTCTAGCATAGCATCGAAGAACTCGATTCGATCATCTGTCTCCATCAGCGGGATGAACGGCAACCTAGCGACGATCTCCTGCTGCTTAAGAGTGATCTCCTCAGCTTCTTTTTGTACTATTTCTGAATCGAAGAAAGACATTGGTGATCTAATACTTTTTCCTTTAAAGTTCTCTTATATTTAACAGTGTCGAAAGATACGAATGGAGCGTACTTCATGATAGTTCTCCTCACATCTTTCCATATAATGGTTTCTGTAATATTCTTATCAAATTGTGGAATAAAGTTAAGAATTTCATTCAAGATAACAAATGTCTCTACTGATATTTGTTTACCCAAAAGATATTTAAGTAATGGAGGGTGTGCTCCATCAATTTTAAACAATAGATCAAACTTTTCTGTCTTCCTCAGTAAAAATTCTACATCAGCACAGAAAACATAATGTAAACTCTCTATTCTTTTTTTCCACTCTCGATAGTGATCATCACCATCATTTCTCACCATATTACCAATCCATCCTGTAGGATCAGCAACAAAATTTGCTACGAAATACGGAAGTATCTCGTCATCTTTCTTTCGATTGGTGAGTTTCTTAAAGAAGTAACGATCTTTTCTTTTCTCAAAGTTTGCTTCCGTTACTCTAGTTCCACCCCTAAACTTGAAGTAATCATAACTGTCGGTCGTGAAGTGTAACTTCAGTGCGACATACATTCTATAAGATTCAAATGCGGTCATAGAACAAGTCTTGCCTTTGAGGACCTCTTCATAAAATTAAGACGCTGAGCATCATACTTGAGTTTTTCTTTCAATGGTTTTGAGATCAACTTGGAGACAGTCTCCAGTTCAATGTTGTTCTCATTACAATAATGAATAATACATTCAATGTAATTCATTGTACCATTACTGATCTTCATGAGATTCTCAATTTCCATAGAAAACTTTGAAGCAGTCATGAATTTTTCTTCCAATATGTCATTAAGGTTGTCCTTAGACATTGGCAAATTTGTCTCCCTTGTGATAGTTAATAAACTCATCAATGTATTGCTCCAATAGTTTCATATAGTACATTGTATCATACTTTTCAAATACCTGTACCTCGCCATCCTCACATGCTTGGATGATGACTAGTTTCTCTACCTCGATACCAGTAAGATCGTAGTACAGTGCGCCGTAAGCAGCACACTGAACGAAGTAATGTTCGATCCACGCCTCGGGTTTCTGTTTCCGAGAAGTTTTGAAGTCTACGATAGCAAGCTCACCTTTATGTTCCGCGATACAATCTACGCGACCAGCAAGACCAATAAACTCGCTGTACAGTGGAGCTTCAAGAGCATGAATATTATTTATATCATTGAGATAAGGGATTGCTTCCTCGAACAACTGCCATGGTTTTGACATTTGTTCCATAAGATCCTTAGGTTTCACCTCAAGGTTATTGAGGAGATCTTCAACATACTTATGAAACTTAGTTCCACGGGTCGTACCTTGCTTAGAGATACGATCCGCTTCAACATCACCAACACGTTTACGCCATTCCGCAATGCTCTTGCGAGATTTCATTGATGTAATGGATGTAATCGATGGAAGTTTCTTGCCACTCGGAGTGGTATAGAATCTTACGCCATTTACAGTTGTGGGTTCAGGGAGTTCAGTGAGAGAATGACCAACGTGATTAAACATTTCAAAGACCGAGATTCATTTTGCTTACAAGGTAGGACTTCACCAGTCCAGAGCGTACAATATCATCAACACCAAATTCAATAGAACTAAACTCTTTCATGTCTTCAAGGATCTTCATGAAGTCAATGATACCATTCTTTTCATGCTGTTTCACAAGGTCAGTCTGAACAACATCACCACAGAACATAATCTTAGAGTTCTCACCAACACGGGTGATGATTGAATCAAGTTCATGGAAGTTCAGGTTCTGTGCTTCATCAATCAGAAGGATGGCATTATCAAATGTAGTACCACGAATGAATGATGTAGACCAGAAACTAATAGTTCCTTGTGCTTTCAAGTTAGTGTACAAGAGTTCAAATGAATTATCATCTGGCATCTTGAACATGTACTTCACCATGTTCTTGTATGGGATCTGATAGAGCGAAGACTTATCTTCGTGGTCTCCAGGAAGGAAACCGATCTCGCGTGTAGCGACCAGAGACCTGACAATATAGATTTTTTCATAGGGAGAGTTCTCATCTAGTACATCCCGTAGCGCCAGGTATAAACCAATAAAGGTTTTACCTGTGCCAGCAGCACCGTAGGCAAAGATATTCTGCTCCATACCATAGTCATGGAAGAACTTTTCCTGGTTCTCTGTCAGTGGTTCAATGGTCTTGAGATACTGTTCGTTAATAGGTTTCTTTCTTTTCATCTGTTTAGTAGACATTCCGAAAGGAACAGGATTAGCAGCGGTATTTCTTTTTCTTGGCATAGAATCAAGTATAACGGGATAGATTAGCACCAGGATGACGAGATTGTACTTTCTGCATCACCTCTTTGAACCCTTGCGATTGTTTAGGTTCACCATATATTGTACCACCAAATCCTCCTGCTGACCAGTCCTTATCCCAATCTGGATTATCCTTTCGCCATTGTTCATAGGCAGCGATGGATAGATGGAGTTCTAAAGTGTCTCCATTCTTTAAATTTTTGACGTTGTAAATTGGCATGAAATTAATGTTTTTAGTATCTATATTAAAAATGACACTGACCATCCAATTTTATTAGTGTCACTATTGCGATCACTAATTGTAAGAATGGCAGCATGAATATAATTCTATTCCTCATACCCAATCTGGTTTGCGGGATTCGTCACGAAGATAATTAGATGCAACCCAAGGTTTGCTGCTAATGTACATTTTGTAAGCAGTAAAAGTGTCAATGCTTGTGTCATATTTAAACTCATCGGGCATAGCTCTCACAAAGGGCGTTGTATGCTTCCCTGAGCGTCCTTGAGAGTCCGCAGTAGGAAGAATGTCTTTTGCTACTAGAAGGGTGTTGTAGCAGGTGTGAACCTTCCCATAGCGGTTTGTATATTCCTCACATAATGCTAGACCATGAGCAAGTAACCACTGCCAGTTGTTAACAAACTCATTCGCCCAGATAGTACAAGGATGATTACGAAAAGCACCCTTCTCAGTAGCATAGGGTTTACCATCTGCTCTAGGAAGAGTGCCGAATCCATGACCCCATTTATCAGAACATACAATGGATAGCATCTGACAAGTCTCTAAAGGCATTTTAACGATGTGCTTGTCAGGCAATACCACAGCAGACTGCCATGGACTGGGGTCAGTGACAAAGATATTCATAAGTTACCATTCCAATGCTTCGGATACAGTCGGAAACTGCTCCTTAAAGATAGCACGGACTGCCTCAGCAAGCAACATATGTTCCTTCTGTGTGCCATTAGCAGACCTCAGATCGATCCAATGGATCCATGAGCGAATTGATCCCGACATGTAGAGTCTTGTGGGCGTACAGAGGGGAAGCACATTTCTTGAACATTCCTTTGCGATTCCAGCATCGAGCATGGATTGATACAAGACCATTGCCTCATCAAAGTGACGACGAATCTTAATTTCAAACTCTTGCTTTACGAAAGGATCAATATCATCAATAGAGTTCTGACGATTCTTAGTATCCTGACGACGAAGATCGAACAGAGGAATCTGATCTGCCAACATAGAACTGTCAGCATAGCGTTGCGAAAACTCTTGATATGTGAAACTACGGTGACGAAGCACTTGAGCTGCGATTGCCCTCGTAGTATTCAACTCAATGGTCATGAATGCTTGTTCAAAGATAGACCAATGCTGATGCTTAATACAATAACGAAGAAGACCCGCATAATTCTCATTTTCCTGATTTGAAGGATTGCTTACGCGAGCACAGTATGCCATATGTTGTTCGGCATCAGGAGTAACTGAGATTAGCTTAGCTGTCATTCTGTTTTTGAAACACTACAGAGTTATTCTAGCAATAAAAAAGGAGGGCGTCAAGCCCTCCTCACATCAATCTGGATAACCATCATCGTCATCCGCTACTCCTAACCTATCGTCCTCTATGTGTTGTTTGTAGAGATCTATATCTGAATATATTTCGCATTCTAACGCATCTACAAGTAATTTTAAGTTTTTAATTATTAACTTAAGCCTATCCCTATCTACCTGCATGATACCTCCATACTAAAAAGGAGGGTTTGACCCCTCCCAGTTATTTATTAACCCTCCAGATCTTATCGCCTCGGGATTTTAAATCTATCCACTTGGCGTAATGTACACCACGATAGGTCAAAAATCCGAAGACTTTATCTGGATCGTGTTTAGATGGATTATAGTCTGGAAGATCATACTCAAATCTGATCTTCAGCATTTATCCCCCTACAGTTTTTGTAAGAGAATTAGTTCACCGTAAATCATACCGATAAATGCCGCACAACCTAAGGACGTGAGTCCAACAACAGTTAGTGCTTCCATCACGATCACTTAGTGTAGGTGCGACCACGATAGCAATAAGTGCCATGTGGGTCAGACATCTCAACACAACGTGTGTCATACTCTACGCCACGATATGCGGCATGAGAGATCTGAGCATCGTGAAGGGCAGCAGCCTTAAGGATCTGCTTCTTGATGAGTGTAAGTGTGTTCATTTGTTTACTCCTAAAAGAATGAGGTTTTTAGTCCCCGTTCCTTCAGTCGTTTGCGTCCCAGTAATAGTTACATTCTGGTACAGATTCCTTTACGGTCTCTATCAGTTCTATTTTCCACTCAGGTTTCAGACCCTCATGCTTTTTAATCCCGAGGATTACAGCATCAGCATCTGTACATGCCATTGTTGAATAGAGTAGTAACTCAAACATGGGATGAACGCTCCGTTCCGCGACTTACTTGCGTCCTAGACCAACGTTTGTTCACACTGACCTTCTACTTTTGATCTAAGATAACCTAACAGATTATATTTAGATCGTCGATCCAAGTTATCGTCCATAAGGATTTCAACTCTTCTCTGTAGAAACCTTTCACACGACATGTGCCACCCGTAGGGGTTGCCGTCATCATGATGGGCAAGGGTCAATGCCAGCAGAACGCTGATCATTGGATGAACGTATGGTAATTATACCATAGTATTTAGTGGTTGACAACTGTATAATGTGATACAGTTTAATTATGTCGTAACGTTTTGAGATGTTCCAAGATGTTTTCACGAACCCACATCAGTTCATGATAGCACCTTTGATTATGAGCACACTGACGCAGAGCAGGATCTGGTTTAAGAACACTCTCGATGAATAAATCTAGACCGCGATTCCACTTATCTTTTTGGGACTCTCCGTCTGCGATAACATACTGATCTTTCATTCAATCATACCTCTCTGTTTCATGTGTTGAAGGGTTTCCTTAAGGTTGCCGACGTGCCTAGCACCGATAGCCACCTGTGGGTATGTAGCATCTGGACCAAACTCTTGTTCAAATGCTCGTTGAGTGAAGTGTTGGTTTAATTTATACTCCAAGAATTCCCCACCCAAAGATTTAAGAAGTTGTGAGAGTCTCTCACATTCTTGACTACCGTTAGTGTAAATTACTGCCGTGTTCATAATCGATTACAATTCTTTTATGTTGAGTTTTTTTATCGCAACAGGTGTAATAATGTGCCTTACCATCTAGAAGTTGCTCAATCTTTTCTACAAGATTATCAGCAATTACTTTGTTTGTTGCTTTCTCCCAGTTAGCACCTTCCACTAACTTGGTTACGCCTTCTAGATGATTCTCCACAGCAATTTTTCTAAAGTTGTCGTCAATCACGTTGTCTCCAATCGTCAGGTTTATCTTGTTTGAACCAATCTACAATTTCATCAGCACCATCAAACCCCTTCTTGTAATTAGATGGGTCGGGGTCTCCTAGTCCCATCTTATTCATAAAATCATCCATAGATCCCTCCTGGATGTCCTGAGCAGCCTGACGACGTGCTTTATTCAACCAATCTCTAGCAGTGGTATGACGCTTGGCAAGTATCTCTGCCCAGATCATATCATCAAGTAGTACTACTTCTTTGTTAGCGATCTTCTTACAGATAAACTCCAGTCGGAGTCTGTATTGGGTTGATAGCATGTTAGTCTCTAAGTTTAAGTTCTAAGTCCTCAAGTTTATGATACTCAGCGTGTGCTCGGTCCTGCCGCTCACAGATGATGCTGAGGATATCATCCATAATGATATCGTTCTCAACGTAATCGTCAAGGTACTTATCTAATGCTTCCTTTAGGTATCTTTTACGATGCCACTCAGGTGAATAGGGTTTGTAGTCCATAATGAAATCATTTCTTAGGGGGATTGTAAAGTTTAGGGTTTGCTCTGCCTTCAGCTTGAGTCATGCCCTTAAGATCACTACGATAATTATCCCAGTAATGGTCGAAAATGTCAACCTGTTTTGCTGCCATCACAATATCAAAATGTGTCATGCCGTCCTGAAGATACTCTACAAGGTAGGCACTGGTGGGTAAAGATGTGTCCTGAGCTTGACTCGGATCACAATCTTGATAGAGCATTCTAATACCTTTACCCATCAGGAACGACCTCCCCACTTAATCTGTGGGAATGCCTCACTTACAACATTCTTGGTAATCTTATAACGTTTACCAAGTTTCTTATCTTTGACGAGACAAACTACTTCTGCCTCATCTTCATGAAGACCTTCAAGCATCTGAATAAACATCTGCTCACGACGAGTCTTTGTCAAGTTGTTGTTACCACCTTCAATGAAGTGGAAGAACAAACGTGACTCATGCTCAAGTTTAGTATGCTCTGTGCCTGCTGGTGCCTCATTCTTCTGGAAAGGAACTT